CCAGCCCTGGCCGAGCTTGAGACGGACGCCAGCGCCGTGGCGATGGTCTCCTTGCGCAACTCAGGCGGGACGACCTTGATCAGCTTGTTGAACTGCGCCGCGTCGCCCTTGGCCGCCGACTTGATGGCCGACTGCATGAGGGTAGCAACGCTGCCGTCGATCTCCTTGCCGAACGCACCGACGATGCGGTTCTCCAGCGCCTTCTTCTTGGCCGTCAGCAGATTGGCCGCGCGCAGTTCCTGGCGCAGCGCATCGCCGCCGATGGTGCCCACGTTAGCCAGTTGGTCCTCGGCCAGAGCAGCGTACAGCCGCTTGAGCGAGGCCGCGTCCATGTTGCCGTATGGCGACTCCTTGCCTGCAACGGCCTGTCCGATCAGGTTCTTCTCGCGCAGAAGACGGCCATAGGTAGCCTTGGGGTCTGTGGCCAACTCGTAGAGCTTCTTCTCCTGAGCCGTCAGACCTTTCTCGCCAACCTCGGCCAGTACCTCGTCCAGCGTCTGCGTCAGACGCGGGAACTGCACGGTCGAAGTCTTGGGAATCGTCTCATCGACGCGCTGGTATATCGCGCTGGCGTCCTTGGCCAGTTGGGCCTGAGTGCCCTTGAGGCTGTCCAGGATGCGCTGCGACGTTACGCCAGGTGCCGGACGGCCTTCGATGAAGGCAGCGTCGAACTGCTGCACCACATCGTCGGCCTTGGTGATCGCGTTGCGCACGGTGTTGACCCATGCCGCCTCTGCCTCGCCACCAGCCACAGACCGGGTCAAGCCCACGGCCGCGCGCACCTGCGGGTTGTCGCTGAAGACGTCGAACGGCAGGTCCATGCCCAGGCGCTCTGCTGCTGCACGCGCGTCAGGGTTGACCTGGGCAATGTCGGCAAGCTTGGCCTTGGCCGCAGCGGATCCAGGACCGCTGCCGGACGCCTTGCGCACCAGATCGCCGACCTCCTCGAACGCCTCAGTGGCCGCCTGGGCCACCGGCTGCTCAGGCACGGCCTGGGCTGCTGCCTGGACGATCGGCTGCTCCGGGACAGCCTGCGCCGCTGCTGTGGCCGGTGCTGCCGGTGCTGGTTGCGCCACAGGAGCCGCAGGACGGGCCGCAGGAGCCGCAGCGGCTGGTGCTGCAGGGGTTGGTACTGCCTTGCGTCCTGTGACGCGCTGTACGCCTCTCGTTACCGCAGGAATCACTGTTCTTTGCACGACCTGTCCAGCGCCACCAGCCACACCGGCCGTGGCGATCTCGCCAGTGTCAAATTTTCCGCCAGTTCCAGCCTGGGTGGCCTCGATCACGGCCTGCGTGCCTGCACCAGCCGCCACAGCACCAGGGATGGTGGTTGCGCGACCGGCCGGGGTGAAGGCCAAGAAGCCGCCCAGGATGCGAGGAATGTCGCCCACGCTGATGCCTGGCGGGATGGCGTACTCCTGCTGGTTCACAGACGACCGCAGGATGAAGTTGCCCTTCTCGTCCTGGCGAACCTGCACGCCAGGGAAGTTGGCCTGCAGAATCTGGACTGTCTCGTTGGGGTTGGACAGCAGCGTGCCAAGCGCTGTCTTGAACGACGCCACGCTCATCTGGTTGAGTTCCGGCATGGCCGTCCACTCGGGCAGCGTCTGGGTGGCCTGGGTGGCGCGACGCGTGCCGGTCACCATCTCGCCGACCGACTCCAAGAACCCCATCTTCGGAGGTTCTGCCTGGCCGCCGAACTGCGCAGCCAGCGCCGCAAAGTCGGTGGCCGGTGCAGCAGCGTCCGGAGCCGCCAGAGGAGCAGCAGCCGGGGCTGCTGGCGCAGGCACAGGAGCAACCACAGGCGCAGGCCGCGCTGCCGGTGCAGCGGCAGGTGCAGGCGTGGGAGCCGGGCCTGCAGCCTGGCCGCCGAACTGTCGTGCGAGTGCTTCGTAGTCGGTGGCCATCAGCGAATTCCTGCCGCTTTCTTGAAGGCGTCAGCAGCCTGCTGACTCGGGAAGGTCAGCACCTGGCCGTTCGGTGCCGTCACGCTGACCGGAGCACCAGGGGCCGGAGCAGGTGCGCCGGGAGCAGCGCCAGGCGCAGTCGGTGCAACCTCGGTCGGGGTGTAGAAGATGTTGGCCGTGTTCAGGCCGTAGCCCTTGGCGATGCGCTCGATGCCCTGGCGAACCTGGGCCTCTTGTGTCTGCGCCGTGCTGTACAGCTTGCCTGCCTGGCCTTTGAACGACTGGCGCTGAGAAGGAGACAGGCGCTGTCCGTTGACCACCTGGTTGTAGATGTTCTGGATGCGCTCGGGCACACCGGCTGCGTTCTGTGCCGTGGCGAACTCGCCTTCGCGAACCACAGAGCCGGGGTCCAGCATTTTCATGTAGCCAAAGATCAGCGACAGGTCGCCGACTGCGTTGTCCTCGGACGCCAGCACACGGCCGTAGGCCGACTTGACCTCTTGGTAGCCCTTGGTCTGGTCGCTGTACTCCTTGCGGAACTTGCCCTCGGCCTCGGGTCGCTTCTCGACCTGGATGATGCCTGCCGCCATCTGGTCGGCCTCTGCTCGTGCGCGCGCAGCCTCTGCGCCGGACTTGGCCGCCGCAGCATCCTGGGCACGACGCGCAGCCTTGGCCTGCTCGATCTGCGACTTGGTCAGGTCGATCTCAAGGCCGAACTTCTCAGGCGCAAACTTGGCCTGGGCTTCCTTGACGATGGTCTCGGCGTCAAGTTTCTGTAATTCAAGAGGAGCTTTTGCTGCAGTAGACCGACCTTCTACAACCTTTTTAAACTTTTCTGGGTCGAGCAAAGCAAGCGACATATTTGTCGCAGCTTGTGCACTTTTGACGTTTCCAGCTTCAATCTGGTCATAAATCTGCTGATAGATTCCAGGGTCTTTGCCAGAGTTTTTGTAACCAGTGATGATGGTTTCAAGTTGAGACTTTGCGATATCGACAGCACCATTTTCAAGCGCGGTCGAAATTTGAGCGCCTTGTCGGAACTCAGTGTTTAGTCGTTCTTGACCATAAATCTTAGCCACGTCTCCAAATGCTTCACGCTGCTTTGGATACTTGGCAATCATCTGCGCCCAAGTCTCCTGGGTTGGGTTATTGATTGCCGCCTGCAGGTCTGTTGCATATTGTTGTCGCTGCTCTTCGACTTGCTGGCGTTCCTTGCGTTCTTGAAGCGCCTTTCCAAGATCAGCAAAACCTTGTGCAATGTTTGTTTGAGGCAACATTGCCATGTAGTTGACTGGTGGCTGTAGTGGGTTGATCGCCATGGTTTGCCCTCAGAAAGCTGCCACGGTCTTGGCAATGCCAAGAATGTCGCCAAATGTTTGACGTGCAACACCGCCTTTTGCAATTTGAACACCAGCAAGCGCGGCGCCTTGATTTGCAAGAAGGTTGGCAATGTTGCTGGCAGATGCCATGCCTTGCGCAGCTTGACCAGCCGCTGATGCTTGGCCAAGTTGCGAAAGACCGCCGAGCCTGCTGTATTGCTGCTCTATCACTTGTTGAAGCATTTGTGGTCTGAATTGAGCAAGCGCAGCTTGGATGTTGCCGCCTCGCAAGCCACCAGTGGCCGATGCTTGCTGGAGCAATGCTGTTTCACCCTGACGGGCCAGCGCCTCCAATAGTGGAGACTGTTCAAGTTCACTGATTGCTCTTTGCTGTGCTTCTGGGCCTCTCAATCCAATGATGGCCTCTTGGCCACCAATTGCACCATAGCCAGCCGTGACATAAGGTTCCATGAGCTTGACAAGCGCGTCAAACTGTCGGCGCTGCTCTGCAATGCCAGCCTCAGAAGCGGCGGCTTGTGTTTGCGCACCTCGCTCGGCTGCTTCGCCTGCTTGCTTTGCGCCGGTGATGCCACCAACGACGTCACCAATAAAGTCACCAACAAAACTCATAATTTCCTCCAGTCTTGGCGCGTCATTCCAAGAATGTAAACACCTTTGACCATTCCGTTTTGCACGCACACATCGCGGCGAAATCCCTCAAGCTGCATGCCGAGCTTGAGGCAGAAGTTTTTTGCAGACTCCAGACCTTCAATGATGTATGCGGTCACGCGCAAGATCGGACGCGATTCAAACGCCCATTTTAAGAACTCTTGACCCAACGCACGAGAGTGCGGCAGGGCTGATTTTTTGAGCAAGGAGTGCAACTCAAGTTCAAGGGACGTTTGCTGAATCGCCATGAAAGCGCCTGCAAATTTGCCATTGATAGTTGCGCTGAGATACGTAACTAATGGGTGAGAAATTGGCGCAGCTGGCCTATGGTCATGTCCGACACGTGAGATGTAAGGGTCAGAATACACCTCTTGCAGGTGCTCCTGTGTGATTCCCTCATTCACTGCTAGCAGCATCAATCACTCCTTTTCAGGGTTGTGGCTGCTGGCGGCCTGAACGACTCAGCACCGCCATTGTCTCACAAATCGCCACAGCGTCAATCGCCATAAAAAGGCGCTTTCTCCCACGCCTGGCAGGAGCGCATGTCGTGGCAGATGAAGTCAAACTTGTGGCAGTAGCCACGGAAGCCTGCGTCCGTGTCCCACTCGTTGCGCGGAATCTTGTCCATCTTGGCCTGCATCAACGGCGTGTTGTTGTAGTACTCGCAGTTGGAGCAGCGGCGGCGACGGGCTTCCTTCTCGTCGACCTGCATGGCCTTGGCCAGCGCCATCCAGTACGGCTTGTTTGCGCCGGGTTCGTTGGACGGATTTTCATGGCCGAGCATCCAGTCGTCGATCACCACCTGGGTGTTCTTCTTGTTCTCGGCCGCCGTGATGAACGGCTCGTCGATGGGCAGGCCGTTAAAGCCAGCCATCATGATCTTGGGCATGTCCATGTGGTTCTCCTTAAGTGATCTCTCGGCCGCTGGCGCTGATGGTGAGAGCAGATGCTGTGCCAGCCAAGGTGCTGATAAACCCACCGGCCTCGAGCGACTGGCCCACAAG